CTGTGGCTTTTTCAGCAAATGGTGACGGTTTACCTTTGACGGGCGCACCATCTTGACCAGTGACTGGTCTTGCTACAGGTGCAGCCCCAGCAGACAATCGGGAAGGCAGTGCAACAATGTCGCCTTGGTCATTTACCTGATAAGTTACACCTTGCGCTTCTTGCGCGAGGCGTTGTTTAGCCAATCCAAGTTGACCTTGAAACACCGCCAAATTCCCTTGCGCGATCCTGTTTTGCGCTTCTTGAGCAGGCGTCATTCCGAATGCCGCCGATGTTCCCGGCACCACTGTGGCAGCGCCACCAAAAGCGGGGGTTTGCACAATCCCTGTCGGGCCTACGTTGGTAGTAGGCTTCAGTTCGCTTGGAGTTGCGCCAGCTTGCGAAAGAATCCGCACACGCTCGGGCACCGGCAGCGCCAGCAACTGACTGACGGTTGCGTCAACTTGCTCTTTCGTGTACAAGCCTTGCAGCAATGCATCCTGACCAAAAGCGATAATGTTTTCGTTTGATGGATTAGAGGACAACCCACGCTTAAGGTCATCTCCAAACTTACGCTGCTTTACCCTGAGCTCAAACTCGGATGTCGCCTGTGCGGCTTTCTTGGCTGCTGTGTCGGCGGCTTCTTTGCGGTACTGGATGCCTAACGAAGGGTTGACCTTGAACAACTGACTTTCGTAATCCTCGGCTGCTGGGTTCAGTTGACGCAAAGCGTTACGCTCCAGCATGGCGGCTTGAGCCTCCTGCATCTTGAGAGCGTTCAACTCTTGCGCTTGCTGCCCGCCTTGAATCTGCTGAATCTGTGCAAACTGAGCCAATGCGTTCGGGGCCTGAATGTCAGGCTGACGAAAGCTCATTGCGATGTTAGGGTTAACGAGTGCCATGTTTGATCCTTAACCGAGGTAATCCCGCTCAATCTGAGCGTTTGACGGGCTACCGTACGTGCTGTTGCGACTCAGCACTTGCTGCAACAAAGAGTTTTGCTGCTGTTGTTGACCGTAGTTAATGTACTGCCCCAAGCCTCCCGCAGCAGCATTTGCCATGCCGATGTAGCCAGAGGCATTGGCTTGCGCAGCAGCGCCCCTCGCATTGCCTGCGTTAGTTGCGTAGTTCTGACCTGCCGCACCAAGTTGGTTGACCGATGTTTGGCCAACACCAGCCAATGATTGCAATGGGTTCAACCTAGCACCACGTTCAGTCTGGTAACGATTGAATGCGTTGGTGTACTCCTGCGATCCCATTTCTTGGCCGTATCGCTGCGCCGCTTTCAAGGCGCTGCCTGAGATCAGACCGCCACGGGCCGCTGCTTGACGATCAAGCGCCTTCTGACCTTCGGACAACCGGAAGGCGTAACCTGGGTCAGCCTGAAACTGGTCCATCCCAAACGGGGTGTAATCAGACGCCGCCTCAAGTTTACCAAGGGCACGCACGCCAGCCTCGCGGAACGGCGCTTGCAGTTCGTTTTGACGTTCAAATTGCTCACGCTGAAGATCGGCTGCCTGGTTGGCAGCGTTTGCTTGCGTCTTAGCTGCGTTGCGTGACGAGGCCGCACCCAATACGGCGCTGCCTATGATTGCGGTTTCAATACCCATTTTAATTCTCCTTGACCAGCAGGCCGCCGTCAGATTCTTTGAAGCCGAGTCGTTTCAAAACATCGTACATGTAATCATGCCCCGCTGTGACTTTGGTTGTTACTCGTGGGCCGCTAAACAGTTGCTTTAGCAACCCTTTGGTCAGCCAACGCTTTCGCCACTCCGGCAAAACTGAAACATGCAACTCATCGTCTTTGTTGTACACCGCACCGATGATTTGACCATCACGACTGATTGCCTTGATTATCCAATCTTTTACAGCAGCGCAGTATTCCTCGTATGTGATTGGAGCAGACCAGTCTGTGGCGTCATACCCAACGCGCAAGGCTGCTTCACGATCGTCTACGAAGGTTGTTGGCATCACAAACTCTGGACAACCAAAGTAAGCTCGGGAACACCGGGCGCTGTGTCGATGTCAACCTGGATGACAGCGTACTTGTCGCGGATAGCCTGACGCGCAGCTTCAGCGGCCACAGCTTCGCTCGGGATGGTCGCCTTGATGTCCAAGGGTGCAAACTCAGCAGCACGGGCTGCACGGCGCTTGTCGTGCGCCACGGCTTTGGCTTTGTCGAGGTTGATGGTGATCATTCTGAATACTCCCAGGCGTTTCTGAAAAGTCGATCCGTTGGGATGTCGGACACGTCCACGATTTTGAATGGCTTACCTTCTGGGACAACCCGATCGGCGATTTCTTCGATGCTCAGGCCACAGTCTGCTGGAGCAACGATGGCCACGCCGCCTTCGTCTGTGGGGTAGAGGATACGTTGGTTCATGGTGTTCTTTCAGCGAAATACGACAACCGAAACAAGAGGTGAATCGGCAGCAACTGTTGTGTCAACCCCTTGGAAAACGTAAGCTGTACACACTCGGCAAGCGGTAGTGGTGCGACTGGTCATGCCAAAATCAGAAAACAGTCGCCCAGAGTCACCGCTCAGAATTTCATTGTTTCCTGCCGAACCAGATACTGCATAGTTCAAGTCAGACATAGCTGTGAGGAAATTGATTTGATAGTCCCCCACGCCAAGATCCGCAATGCTAATCACGTTCCCGCTGGCCCGAATGGTCGGGGTGCCTGTGCCGTCAAAGTTGGCCCAAGCACGCGCCGAATAGCTAGGAGCTGAACCAGATGCAGTAGACAGCGCGGCTGGCGTGATGGGCCATACTTGCCCAAAATTGGTTGTATCTACTTGTAAGAAAAGTCTTTCGCCTGCCGACCATCCAATATAAACCTTGTTGGTGAGCTGACCTGTACCCCCACCTTGCTGCACTGGAGTAAAACCGATGTTGCTCACAGCCGCGCCAGCCGCCAGTTTTGCAGCGGTTACATTGGCGTCTGCAATTTTCGCAGTGGTTACAGCATTGTCCGCAATCGAAGACTGGTACAACTGAAACCGTGTGCCGTCATACTGAATCTGCGCAATCCGGCCTGCCACCAAGTCGCCGCTTGACAGCGCGGTAGACGAACCCACAAACACGTTCTTGGCACCCAGACCATCAAGGTCGAGCGTCACAGCGCCTGTGTTCGTTGTAACGGGGATGAAACTGAGCGTCATGCCTGCAACGTAGGACGTGTACGGGGGCACCGAGACACCAGTCAACGTGTTGGTACCAGTGACGGTGATCAGGTTGTTGAACACCGTGGGATCGTCAATTGCAGGGATGTTGTCGTACGTACTGATGAGCACGTTGGTTGATGTGTACAGGGCGAACTTGTAAGTCACGCCGCTGTTGAGCCAGATCTCAAACGGCGTGCGGCCGGCAGCGTTCATCACGATGGGGTTGGTGTTGGCAACAGTGCCCGCACTGGTGGTCCAGGTAGTGGCCGGGGTCGTGGTGCCTGCGGTGTACACGTACAGCAGACCCCCGGCCAACGGGGTGCCATTGCTGTCAAAGAACTGAGCGCCTGCGCCCGCGAATGCCGAAAGATTGAATGCCATGAGTTGTCCTTTAGGTCACATCGCCACTGTGCGGCTTGTCTCAATCATAAAGTTGCCATTGCTGACAAACGAGATGACGAAATACTTACCCGCCACAGTGCCCGTAGCCAACGTCCCTGTTGTCTTAAACCCGGTGCCAAATGTCACCGTGCGTGAGGTTACGCCACTGGTCACAATGATGATGTCAGCGCGTGACCCGAGCGTTGCCACATCGGTGGTCATTGTGACGTTTGCACTGATTGTATTTTGAACCACAGTGTAGAGGTTCAATTGTTGATCTGCGGTGTTGATCCCGTTAGGTAAAAACCCGCCTGCTATTTGACCAGGTATGTAAAAGTTCCCAACCTCGTCAAAGTTGGCAACTCTTGTCAGCGTGCCATCGCTGTTGGTCATCACAAATTGAATTTGACCGTACGAAACTAAGTCAGCCGCTGCCGATGTCAAAGAAGTGACACCTGGATCGGCGTACTCCAAAGATGCACCAGTCTCCACGGCAGGGAAGGTAGCGGTGGCGCGGACTGCGCCAAAGATGGCGTTACCTGTTGGCCCAATGTATTCGGTGATGTTCTGGTACAGCGACTGAAAGAACATGTACCACGGGCGGCTAACGAACCCCGTCTGAGGGTCCACAATTGCCACCCTGGCGGGCGTGACGGGGGTAGTGTTAGGCATTGGTGCCGTCCAGCAGCAGTTCAGCGCCAACGATGGCAACCTTCACCGGGTCAGTGCCGGACACCTCGTACACACGATCTCGCAGCTTGAGCGTCATGCCCAGTCGCCGCCAAAACACCCGCTTGAAGTACTCCCCAATCCTGCCCATTGACGCCAAGTGTTCGTTGGACCAAGTGTGGCCGCCATCGTCTGACCAGCGCAGCATGACCAGTGGGTTAGACCCTTGACCGTTTTCCAAGCCCACACCCGTTTCACAGTCGAGTTGTAGCGTGTGCTGCGTGGTGCGCTTGAGGTTGTTCTGACCCGTGGGGAGTGCACGCCATGATCGCAACCACTTCTGGATACGGTCATGGTCTGAATACTTCTCCATGTCAAAGGCGTAGATGTTCCCGTTCTGGTAGTCACCCACGGCGTTGACGTTGTTGAAGTACGTCTGGCAGTTGCTGCGGTGGCGCGTGAACTCGCCGTTGATGAACCCGGCACGCTCATGCCATGCTTGGGTCGCAACATCGTAGACCCATGTGGCGTTGGCCGTGGGGAACGACAACACGTAGAACGAGTGGCCGTCCTGCTGGTACGTGTAAGCCACGGCATCGGAGATGTCAGAATATTGTTGAATCTGCCACTCGACGGCGTGGGTGCTGACCCGAGTGCCAGAGTAACCGTTGGCCCGGTAGACGATACCCTTACCTCGGCGATCAGACCCAAGCCAGAACAGGCTGTTGTCCATCTTGGCAACCGAGAACGTGGCAGCGCAGCCGATCTCGTTGAACGCGCCTTCAATGCGCTGAAGCGGGAAGTCTGCTGCGCCCGAGTTGTACCAGACCTCAACCGAGTTGGTGCCAAACAGCCAGACCTGCCCGTGGTCCACGATGGACGAAACCAGATTGTCGGGGTCTGCCTCGGCGCTGGCGAAGTCCAGCGGGTCCACTGACAGCGGGTCGTTGAGCTCGGTCACCCAAACCTTCTGGCTGCTTGGCTCGATGAACACAAAGTAGCCGTCCAAAAAAGATACGGTCAGCGCACCGGGGAAGTCGGGGTCTGTAACTTGGGCAAAGACGCTGGTGATCGTGTTGTAGACGTACATCGGGCCATCGCAGGCCACAACAACCTGAGTCCCGTTGTCAGACATGGACACCGGGGTTGCAATGTCGTTGACCACACCCAGTAGCGTAACAGCATACGAGTCGTCAACCCGATACAGCGAGTTGCCCGACACCACGTACAAGTAATCGCCTACGGTGCGAACCCCACGGACTGGCCCAGTGCCTATGGTGACCAGCAGGCGCAGTCCTGGGCAACGGCTCAGAAACGCGGGTTCTTTCCCGCCCTCGGGGACAATTTCCGGGAACAAGTTAATCATCTGGCTGTCGGCAGCGTTGACGCTGCGAGCCGTATACGATGATCCTAGAATCGGCGTCTTCATGATCAGTAGTTGCCGGCGTAGATGTTGAACCGCTGACGATTCGACACTATTGCGTACGGCATCGACATCACGTCATCTGGGTTGTTGATGCGCTTCAGATTGCGCTTGGCTGTCATGGCAATGCGCTGCACCTGTGGCGAAGGCTCCACGCCGAACTCGGGTGCAATCTCCATCGCCAAGTTGTAGGCAAAGGCCCGCAGGTAACCCGGTGGGAAGTACAACTCAGTTGCCAGTGTGGCGGGGTTGCTCAGTTCTTGGACCGAGACGAAGTGCCACTCAAGCTCCCGTGTGGGTACGGGGTAGATCGTCATGGTCACATCTGGGAACGTGTTGTTCACAAACATAACCTGTGGATAAGTCGAAGTGACGGTCTTGACCGCGATGCCGTTGTACTGCTGCTGGTTGATCAGCTTGACGCCAAACGACACGTTGGTGCCGGGGTCGCGGAAGTACGTGGCGTCATCAATCAGGATGGGGCGCAGGCCCACAAAGTTACCTGTGGGGCCAAGCGTTCGGGTTTGGTTGCCCACACCAGCAGGCCACAGAAAGACTTGATCCTGGGTGCTGAACACGGCCAGACGCTCGGTGTTCCAGCTCTCGATCATCTGGTTGAGCGCCATCAAGGCGTCTTGGGATGTGGCAGCAGACGGTGTTTCACCCTCGGCAAGAACGCCAAGCAGTCGAAGTGCTCGATTGATTTGGTCACCGGCGCTGTAAACAGCCATGTCAGACTCCTTCGGTAATCACCTCGGAAGGGTCAGCAGCCTTGCGAGAGTATTTGCGCTTTGCAACAAATGTGTTGACCGCTTCTTCAGTTTCCGAAGGCGTGGCTGGATTGTATCGCACCCATCCATTTTTTTCATCTGCCTCGGCCTCGATGTCGGAGATTGCGACTTTGGCACCGTGCAGGAAGTGTGTGAGGTAAATGACCATGATTTAAAAACAGGGACCAAAGCCCCTGCCTGTTTGGTTTACAGAACGTGGATCACAGCAAAGTTGATCACAACAGCTTCCGACAACGCGCCGCCTGAAAGGTTGCGCAATGTGATCGTGCAGGTTCCAGTACCCTTGCCGGAAATCCAGCAGTTGTATGCCCCAGCAGTAGCACCAGATGCAACGCTCAAAACCACAACATCTTTGGCGCTGATTGTGCTGTTTGTCAAAGTGAACGTGACGTTCGTGGCGTTAGCCAACTCAGCATTGTTCATAGTAATCTGACCAGCAGACTTGTTCAAAGTCACGCCAGTTGATTTGCTTGTCAATTGAGTTACTGCGCCGCTTGCTTCTGCGGCGTAACCCAACTCGCCGCCAGACATCACAAAGTCAGACCCGATGATGTTCTGATCTTCAAAAGCAACGCCGATTGGTTTGGTGTTAGAAGTCATGATGTTTCCTTGTAAAACGGGGACCGAAGTCCCCGTTTAAGTTCAGGCAATTTTGTACACAGTGTACGCGCCGTCAGCCGTTTTGCGGAAACGGAACATTGCGCTGGATGTGACAGCCACGGCCACGAAAGCGTTGCCGCCATCGGTCAAGCCGGTGGCAGTTGCCAAAGTGACAGCACCAGACGAGGTGCCGATGTTCACGATGCTCAGATCGAATGTGCTGCCAACAGTAGCGTTGGGCACAGCAGCGTCAATCAGAGCAGCCGTGGGCAGCGTGTAGGTTGCAGCGGATGTGGAGGGGTTAGCCACCAACATGCCGCCAACAATCTGAGCCGCTGTCAGGGTTGCTGTAGCCGTAGCTGTCTGAGGGGCGGCTGCTGCGCCGAGGATTGTTTCTGCGCGGTTGCCTGCACCAACTTGGTAACCGCCTGCGCCGTTAGGGAGAGCCATGATGAATTCCTTTTAAATGTGTTTCCAAGAACGAAATTTGCGAATGTCTGATACAGATTGTGGGGACAGTCCGTATCGTTCTGCCAAAACCTTACCCGATTCATTGCTTGCGCGAATCGCCAGCACATCTTGCGCTGTTACTTTTGCAGCATACGACTTTTCACCTCGATTGCCAATCCTGGTGTGCTTAACAACCTCGCCTTGAAGATGACTCCAAGAGTAACGCTGCTTAAGGCTGCCGATGGTTGACGCGGCTACGTTGTAGTCTGCTGCAATTGCTGTGTAAGGCCGGGGGTCTGCAAGAATGCTTTGAGCCTGTTCTTCGGTAAGGATGGCATGACCATGCTGTTCACCAACAGGGACTCTTGAGCGCCCCTTGTTGGCTTTGTCCCGCATGTTGTCTGCCGCTGTTCCTGAAGACAGGTGTGCGGGATTTACGCAGCTAGGGTTATCGCATGAATGAAGTGCTTGCCGACCTACAAGTAGATCGCCCGTATGAAACGCATACGAGAAACGGTGCGCTCTTTTAAAAACCACACCTGCTACATCACCATTGAAAATACCGTAACCGTTTTTATCTCGCCCACCGATCCAAGTCCAACACCCTTCCGTTTTCTTTACCTGTTTTGCGAATCTTTCCTCAGCCGACAAACCGCGAAACTGACCACTGTGCGATTGGGTCGCAACAGGTGATCCATATTTACGGTTCAGCCGCCAATGGTTAACGCAAAGTCCAAGTGCAGACACAGGGTTCTCGCATTCTTTGATACAGCATATTTTCGGGTCCATACTAGCCTCACTTGTTAGGGTGAGGCTAGTGTATCTACTTATGCCGTATCAGTTAATCAACCCCACATGCGAACTGCCATTTGGGGGCGAATTACAGA